ATAATGTTCATCGTTTGGATAAGTTCTCTGTATGTCATGGTTTTTTATTTATAGCAAAATTAAATATTAAAATGTTATCCAAGTAGTCCCGTTGTAATAACGCATATTGTTTGCAGAACTATTATAGTACATCGTTCCTGCTGCTGGGCTTAATGGGTTGGATGTCCTACCGATAAACCTTACCGCTCCGTTATTCAAAAAAACAAACATATCAGCAGGAGCAATAGTATTATCAGGTGCAGTCTGAATAAAAATATTAGTTCCTGCACTTGTGCTATTCCAGTTTTGAGATGCCCTAAATTCTATACCGCCACCTGCTTGATACGTTGAACCTGTGGTTATTGCGTATGCATCCAATATACCGAAAGACGTTCCGCTTGTTGGCGTTTGGTTGCTGCGTTGTAGTATAGATGATGCTTGCCCTGAAGCCGATTGTATTGCAATATCACCAATCAAATTAAACCCGGTAACATAAGCACTTGCACCATTAAGCAGGAAGTTTGTGCCGTTATCTATAAAGCGTGAATTAGTAACCGCTAAACCTGTGCTGTCAAATTTAGCAAGATAATCCTGCGTTCCTGATACGCCACCGGGTATTACATTTGTTGTTATCGCTCCCGTAGATGTAAAGCCGAGATAGCCAACAGTAAGACCGCTAAAGGATGCCGTTGAAGTATAATTTAAAAGCCTTAGTTGACCGCTATTAAGTAGCCTTAACCTTTCACTCATTGTAACCGATGAGCCTACTGTTACAGTCTGTGCTGCGCCTGTGTATATGCTCACATTTTCACCAACCACAATAGAAGACCTCGGAAAGTCAGTTAACCCCGTAGATGAAAGAAATGCAGTTGCGGAAGATGTTGAAGGCGTAACACAATAACCGAGCATAAGATTACCACCTGAAAACATAGTACCTATATTTCCAAGATGCCCCGTTGAGTAATTATCCTGCAACATTATCGAACCATTAGGAGCAGATGTATTACCTGCCACTAATTTGTTACTTCCAAAGTTAGCTTCACCGCTTACGAAGGATAAAGCAGAAACCCCAAGCGTAGAAGACCCTGTCCATTGTGGCACAAAATTAGTTGTACCACTACCCGTTAAAAAGCCTGTTATTTCTTCCCATGAAGGTGTACCACCTGAAACGCTGCGCAAGAATTTATTTGTACTGGTTGCATTCGCCCCTAACCTTAATGGCGCACCTGCTGCATTGCCATAAATAATGTCCCCCAATGTTGTCATGGGGTTGCTTAAATATGTAGGCGTAAAAAATTCATACGCACTATTTGCAGAATTTCTCCGTAATAATTGGTCAGCAGTCCCTGCTACCCCTACCATTGTACCAATGCCATTACCAATTACAACACCTGTAAGCGTTGAAGCACCTGTACCGCCCCTACCCGGAGATAATGCGCCTGTCCAACCTGCCGTTAATGTTAGCGTTCTTAATAAAGCATTCGTTGTATTTCCTGAAGCAGTTATCTGAATGTTTGTATCGTTAGCAGTTGTAATTGCTGCTCCTGTTACATCTGTTCCACCAATAACAGACCAAGATGGTGCGCCACTTGATACACTACGCAAAAATAAATTTGATGCTGTGCTATTTGCTGCAAGTCGTATTGGTGCGCCCGAAGCGTTTCCGTAGATTATATCACCGAGAGAGGTCATTGGATTGCTCAAAAAATTATGAGTGAAAAACTCATAAAAACTATTCGTTGCATCCCTACGCAGTAGCTGTGAAGCTGTACCTGCTACCCCCGTCATTACTCCCGTTCCGTTACCGATAACTACGCCTGTTATAGTGCTTACACCCGTTCCACCTCTCGGTACAGCAAGCTGTCCTGTCCAACCCATTGTAAGACTAACTGAACGCAAAAGGGAATTATTTGGAGTACCCCCTAATGTTATTTGAACGTTTGTATCATTGGTACTTGTTAACCCTGCACCTATTATGTCACCGCCTTGTATAGATGCCCACGCAGGAGTACCTGATGAAACAGAACGCAGGTACATATTATTACCCGTGCTGTTAGCATTTAATGCTAAAGGCTGACCGCCTGCACCGCTGTAAATAATTTGTCCAAGTTGCGTAAAAGGCGATTCTAAATAGTTAGGAGTCCAAAACTCATAAACACCCGTCGAAGGATTAGCCCGTAATATCTGCCCACCTATGCCCGTTATACCCGTAACAGGTGCAGTTAAATTACCAAGCATGATTCCGCTAACGCCTGAAGTACCTGTACCGCCTCGCCCTGCTGATAGTTCACCTGTCCACCCCATCGTTAACCCGACAGCGTTTAAAACACTATTTCCGGGCGTGCCAGTTAGTGTAAGGGTAACGTTAGTGTCATTAACCCTTGTGATTGCTTGACCGCTTATATCAGTTGAAACAATACCGCCCCATGTTGGTGCAGCTGAACCGCTACCCGTTCCAACTTGCTGAAGGTATGCCCTTGTAGTGAATTGATTACCGGGCAGGACTGTAACCGCTCCCGATACACCGCCAAAAAGCATATCACCTAAAGCAGTCATCGGGTTTTGTAAAGCCGTCTGCCAACTTAAAACGCTGCCTGATGTGTAAAGAAACTTGCCGTTGTTACCCGTTTGGGATGGGAAATTAGATACAAAGGTGTAAGCATCATCCCAATTAGATTGCTTTACTGTTGTAGGCAAAGCGTAACCACTTGCAAAGGTTACAGCTAATGTACCTGCTGATGTAATAGGTGAACCCGATACACTAAAGCCTGTCGGTACAGTCATTGCTACCGATGTAACCGAACCGCCACCGGGGCTGGCTATGCTCCAGCTTCTATCTGCCGAAAGGTCATAGCTTACTCCGTTAATTGTTAGCGTTCTTGTTACAGGTACAAAATTACCCGTAGTGCTTAGTTCAGTTATCGGATTCCCTACCGCCATTAAATAAGTGTAATGTTAAGCAAACCTGCTGCCCATGTGTATGCCCAATTATTAATGTCAGAACCGCCTTGCTCTCCCCACTCTGTATAATCGGGATTAGCCATTGTCAAGTTACCTTGACTCAATGCCTGACCTACCACGTCATTACCTTCGGAATCCTGCGTTTTAGCGAATAGCTGCCAATAGAACTGTGCAGAGTCTTCAAGATTATCGTCTATTGATTTCATTGCGAAATACTCGGCGTCTACATTAGCACCATTGTGCCAAACTGCGAAAGGGGTTATTTGTTTCATATTTATATTTTAAGCTGATGTTATTGTTTCCCATGCGGTAGTGTAAACGCATAGTTTATTCAAAGTTGTATCATATACCACCAAACCCGCAGCAGGGGAAGTAATAGCGTTCTTTTGTGTTGTTGTCATTCTTGGAGGAAGAAAACCTTGTGTGGTTGAATCTATTGCAAATAAAGCCGTAGGATAAAGGTCAGATGTACCTGTTGCTTTTGAAAGTATCCAACCCTGACCACCTGCGTTTATGCCTCTTATATTAGTATTTGTCTGATATAAATTAATTCTATTTTCTCTGATAGTGTTATTATATCCAGTAATGAATGTAACTACGGCAGAACTATCACCTATTGAAGAACTCCCCGTCACCTTCATAGTCCCCGTCACCTGAAGGCGTTCGCCCGAATCGGTGAAAGTGCCTCCGTTTTGGATTAAGACGTTGCCAGTTGGCTTTATTACAAGTTTATCAGCCTCCGTTCCACCGTTAGTGGTTGCAAAATATAATTCACCACTATGCGACCCTGCCGTACTTGTTATAATTCTACCACCAAAATAAGCATAAGTAGAGCGGACTAAACTTGAATTGTTACCTTCTAAAAGAATAGTTCCTATACCATCATTTGCAGCAGGTGTTGCACTATTTCTATATAAGAATAAATAATTCTGATTAGCAGTATCATCAGTACATTCATAAGCAAATCCAAACCTGCTACTTGTTCGTATGTGTAATGGGTATGTAGGCGCATTAGTCCCAATCCCAAGCCGACTATTAGTCGCATCCCAAGTCATCCCCGTAGCTGAACTGAATGTAACGTTGCCGTTTAAAAGGGTTGTGCCTTGCACTTGTAGGCGTTGACCGCCATCGGTAAATGTGCCTCCGTTTTGGAGAACAAGATTACCCGTATTGTATAATCTTGCCTTTACGGTAGAACCCACTCCAAAAGCAACTCTATAACCTGCTGGACTTCCTACTAATACCTCACCACTTGCTTCATTATAAGTTGTAGAACCAATGTATCCTCCAAAATATCTAATTTCTGAGCCATTATCAACAGAAAATCCTGCCCTTCGTGGACTGTCTGACGCAACATTTACGATACTATTTGTAGTTTTTGTTGCACCCCCTAAATCAATTTCATAGACAGGAGTGTTATTTTTTACCCCTAATCTCCCATTCGCATTATCCCAAAACAAATTATTACTCCCCGCCTGTGATGTCGTACCATCCCAATAAGATACCTGCCCTGCTGCACCGCTGCCAGTAATACCCGTTGAAATAGTCCATGTGCGATTAGCAGACAAATCGTAAGTAACCCCGTTTATCGTGAGAGTAGTCGCTGCATTTGCAGGGGTGTAACCTAAAGCCGTTGCGATGCTTTTATTCTTCCATAAAGCCGTAGCCGATTCGTAGATTAACGCCTCGTTATTGAGTGGAGTTACTATTGCAACGTCATGCAATTCATCCAACTCCCACCCGTTCATGACCTTCACATAAATCTTACCATTGTTGGCATGAGCGTACTCCACATATCCAATCACCACAATATGCCCATTCCCCGTTGGCTTGACTTTAGTAATTGCTCCTGCCGTAGTTGGTGACAAATAAAGCACATCACCATCCACCCAAGTTTCGCCTTGTAACGAACCCGTAGTGTTTATATTCTCTAACTGACCAACGGTCATTATAAATCCTTCCTGATTCGTTGCGATTGTTTCGATTACCAAACCAATCGTATCCGCACTATTAGCATCGTTATTAGCTTGAGCAAGTGCTACCGCTAACCGCTGACCTTGCGCACCACTAACCCTGACGGCTTGGTATGCTGCTTTCGTGAGTGTCGTATTCGGTGATACCTTATTCACCACCCTTGCAACCAAGTCAACGCCATTCTTCAGAATAACGCTACCTCCTTTTAAAGTGGTTTCAGTCAAACCAGTTGTATCATTCCAACGTGTAGTACCAACCGCAGCCGTTCCCGTGGGTGATGTGTCAAGCGTTACCTGACCTGCCTTAATCTCGTATTCCCCAAGGTTTACGTTTGTCGTTGCTCCTGTGTAGGGTACTTTAGCATTTAATGCATTCTGTAAATCCGTCTGATTGCTCAATGTGCCTGTAATCGTACCCCAAGCACCACCTGTAACATCTACCCATTCTGTATCATAGTTGGTATTGCTATTCTTTGCCAACACCTGCCCCGTAGTGCCGCCAACAGGTACACCTTGACCGGGCGCACCGGGTACACCGGGACTATTTACAACATTGACTAAAACCGGTTCGTCTATTACGTCAATGTTTACTATCTCATCGTTAACTATTACGTTTATATCACTCATGGCTTAGTTACATCATCGTAAACAATAAAATCACCTTCAAGATAAGTCCTAACATAACCGCTGGCAAAAGCCACGTTCATATCATACAAGTATTTACCCTTTTCGATATTCACCAGCTTATTTACAGTTATCTCATTATTCCCTGCTCCGCTTATCGTAATCGCTCCATCGGTAGTGCTTGCAGTTAATGCTAACACACCACCGCATCCTTTGCGCACTTGAATAGTAATAACCGCACCCGTTAGGTTAATAGCCACGCTGTTAGCCGTTAACACGAAGGTTTGCCGCCATGTATCGTTGCGCCATATCTGAACATCATTTTTTCCGGGTCTGAAATCTGAAGCCATATCTTAATTATAAATAGTTAATATTCAAAACTTGTAGGTACTGCACACCTATCCGCATCATAAGGAATCTCAAAACTAACAGTAGCACGAACACCAGCTAATAAATCAGGTGTTTCTTCCCTGAAAAATTGTATGTTGTTATTACCCGTCAAATAAAAATCAAAAAGCTGATATCTTAACTGCGCAATTATATCCGTACAAATTAGAACTTGGTCACTTAACACCTCCGTTTCATTGTACTGCTCCGGTAAAACTCTATCGAAAAAGAAAAGCAAAAAATCAATAGTAAGCACAGTTCCATTAATATTTCCCTGCGACACATCGTAAATGAAAGCAGGATAAACATTATCGCTACCCTTACTCAAAAAATCAAATACGCTGCCGTTGTAAGTCGTTTTTATCTGTTTGTGCGCTTCCCCTATGTCCTGTATCTTCTTTACTAATTGGTTTAGTGTTAGCATTCTTTTCGATTTTTGCTAAATAAATTTTCAGCTTTTCTTGATTTTTTTTATGGAAGGTCTTATTTGCCACAACACCTATTTAAATTTCCCTGATATTTTTCTTCATAAGTTTTACCTGCACAGCAATCATCATCACCGAGCCATACGCTTATAGTATAGGCTTCAGCATCGGGTACAATAGTATCAAAGCCGCTGCCCGGATTCTGATAAAGCTGCGCCCAGCTTACCACATTCTGACTTGCATTTTGCCTTAAATATTTCATCAGTCGCTGCCTGTAAAATTCAGCCCTTGCCTGATATCTTTGCGCTACTTCTGTAAGTTCTGAAGCACTCGGTTCTGTCTGTCCTTCGCCTGATTTCTTTACTACGCCTTTATTGTAAAATTGATAAGATAAAGCCATTGGAAGTTCAGCCATAACTTGATATACAAGCGTAGGCGTAATGTATTCGTTCAACAGCGTTTCTTCATCGCAATCAAGGTCTTTGCAATCAATACCATCCTGCAAACGATTGTACAAAGCCGTGCCGAGCATTGGCAGAATGTAGGCATCCTGCGCAAATAGTATGTCAGGATAAACCAGCTTCGGGTCAACATTAAAATGCAGCCCTGTTCTGTCCTTTATTGTATCAACTGATATGAAAAGTATGTTTCTGCTCATTGCTTTATTTTTTCTTTACTACAACATTGGCTCTCCATTCGTGCCTACATGATGGGCTATGATAACCGCTTGGTCTTGTCCACCATCCACCGCCTCTGTCAAAAACAGAATAGCCTAATCTTGAACTTATCGCCTCAATTTCTCTCCTTGTATATAACCTGTCCAACTGCATCAGCCTTGCGCAAAATGGGCGTGATGGATGCGTAGCTGAATTGCGCTGCCCCTGTGGTACTACCTTTTTCCATTCGTAAGAATAACGAACCTCAATAGTAGTCCGCAAAGGCTCGTCAATAATTTCGTTAATGGGTCTTGTCAGCGTTCTTGCCTGCGTTACTTCATCCTTAACAATCGCCCCAATATCTTGAAGGTGCTGTAACCTATCGTAAACAAACTCAACTTCTTTCCCAATAGCCTTTGCAAGTACCACAGCAGGTATTAACGGGTCTTTCTTTATCAGTTCCAATATCTTTTTGTCACTTGCCCCGTCTATGGTGTTATCAATTACGAAAGCCTCAAAGCTGCTGTATACTGGCTTGTCTCGAAAGATGTTAAAAAACTCCCGTTGCTCTCCGTATTCTTCAAATATCTTAACCGCTTCATTTTCCTGCTCGCTAAATTGGTCTTCTGTTTCAGGGTCATCATCCACGCCTAACATGGTATTAATTTCAGCCTCACTTAAACCTAAACCACCTGAAAGCATAACGCTTGCCTGTTGCTTTGTTATCTTACCTTGGCTGAATTGCCTTACAACACGCATAAGCTGTTGATACTGCCGCCCTGTTAAGTTCTTTAAGGATTCGTTCACGTTTGCAGGTGATGCCGCTAATTCGCCTGTATTGCTGTCAACAGGTGAATATTTACTCAAATCAATTCCAGCTTTTTCAAGAAGGTATTCCTTTGGTGCAATCTGCAAAAGTGCTGCTTCCGTTAATTGGAAGCTAATAGGCTCAACAGGTATAATAACTATTTCAGAAGTCGCACCTTTTATGGTAGCTAACTCATTAAAAACCGATTCAATAAAGTGCTGCTTATCGTTTGCGTATGTATTTTTAAAAATCTCATAAGCCGCCTGCAATTCCGTTGTACCACCCAGCTGCCCTTCAGTCTTGATACCAAATAACATTGGGCTGACAATCTGATGACCTGCAAATATGTTTGTCTGAATCAGCGTATCAACATTTGCAAAATCTTCTTTTGATAAATCGCTCTGCCCTAAATCGTCAACGATTGGCTTTTGGTCTACCCTATCAACAAAAGAAAGAATCAGCTTTTTACCATCTGCACCAGTAAACCTATCAGTAAATCTTCTTTCGATATTACGTTTTTCATCCGGGGAAGGTTCGCCATTTGGAAGCGTTACCATCTTTGATGCGCTAAACCCTGTTTGAGCATTACCTAAAACGTGCTTACTTACTTCTATATCAGATTCGATATAATTAAGCGCACCCATGTAACCCGGCAGGCTATAAGTTTCAAGTCCGGGTCTGTACTCCTTCATGTAAAGGATTTGTCTGCCCTGCCTTAATTGACTATTAAAAGCATTGATAACAACAGGTTCTTCTTTTCTATCTTGCCAATCGTTTTTGAACCAAAACTGCGTGTTATCTTTATTCGTTCTTATTTTAGTATAATCAATATGACCAACAGAATAAAGCTGCCCACCTGCTGCGCTCCATACAATTTCCAAATACGCACCACCGAATACCTCAATATCTGTGCTTACCTTTCTTGTCAAGTCTGCTAAACTTTCGTACTGATTAGGCTTTTTTATGAATGATTCTGCAACTGCATCAGGCTCGGTTGATTTCCAGCCGTTGCCAATTATATAGTTAACTTTACCTTTTACGATTGCGTTGTGCTTCGCTGATTTATTGTAAAGGTCAAGCAGGTATTTTGGATAGTCATTATGATAACCGAACTCCATGTAACCGCCATAAGTACCCTTTTTCTCTCGGTACTCCGGCTGCCTCGCCTCCGCAAATTTTAATATAAATAAATTATCCATGTGTGATAAATTCCGTTTCTACGTTATAACTAACATAACTGAACGCCTCTGCTTCATTTAACCTCATTATCCCTTCCTCTAATAATCCACCCGTCTTTGTCTCATCTTTATTTGTTGCACTTGCCTGCTCGTAAATGTAGTACCGCCATTCACCCTGTGGGCTATTGCTGAAATAATTATTTACTACAAGGCTGAATTGATTGTAACGATATTTGTAAAGGCTCGTGTCTGCTGCATTCAATAGCACAAAAGATACAACCTGTTCAGGCATCCTGCTTTTGAATACAAACAAATAATTAGGGCTTGCTAACGTTTGTTTTTCCGTCAGCGTTAATACTATTGTTTCTGTGTTGCCTTTCTTAATCGTTATCATCTATTACTAAATAGTGTATCGGGCTAAATTACGCAAAAAAGGCTGCCCGATTTAGGCAGCCCTTACTATTTCACGGAATTGCTTTTTACAAGCCTGTAACAACTGAAGCCTGAACTTCAGGAGCAAGTGCAGGTTCTGTACCTGTGAAGGTCAAGCTGTAACCATTACGGTCACCGCCTGCAACACCTGTGGCAGCTGAACCTGTGGTAAGGTCTACACCATTTTGCAAACCGAGCAACCAGTACTTATTGTTTTGGTCTTGCACAATCGCCATAAGCGTATTTTGAGCAAGAAGCAAAATTTCGTTACGGGTATTTGCTTGCAGTTTGTTAATGATAATATTCAGTTCGGGTGCATATTGTACAGTCCCGTTTTCTACTGTGCCTGTGATATTCTCGGTTAGGCTGGCAGTATTCTTGACCAAATTGTACTTGTACCATGTAGACGTGTCGGTGATTGCAGTTACCACTCCTGAAGCCTGTGTTACTGCTGTAACATTAGCGTGAGCGATAAACCACACAGCTTTTACGCCACCGATACTATCCCGGCAATCTAACGTAAATCCTTGAGTTAATACGCAGGGCATATTCTTTGATTTATTATTTTAAAAAGTGGGAGCAGTTATTAGCTGCCCCCGTTTATCTTTAGATGAAGAACTTTACAATCTCATCAGGGAAGGCAAAGTTTATACCAGCTTTGAACTCGTTAACATAACGAATTTGGTCAGCCTCTTTTGCGTAGAAGATTTCAAAACGCTCTTCTTCGTTCAACAAGTCAGTACCCATAAACAGGTTACTAATCCTTGCAGCTACGAGGTCGTTTGTTCCGTTCAGACCTTGAACAGCTACCACCTTCACAGTAGTTCCGGGCAGGAAAAACTCGCTATCAGCTTTGATATCAAGATTGTAAGCAAACAGGTTAGCATTCTTCAAAGCGATTGTATACAATCTGAATGTATCCATACCGCAGAAGATAGTTATATCATCCTTTGCAACAACCTTTGCAGGTATTGCAGTATAGATTGCATCAAATACACTAATTACGTTTGTAACTGTGATAGAAGCAATTGGTCCGCCTGTAATGTAAGTAGATGTATTTGCATTAGTTACCGCAGTAGATGCAGCAGTAATCAACTTCAGCAAACCATCAAACTTGTTCAAGTTACCATTCGCAGAAGCTGTGTCACCTTGCCACAATGCGATTTCCATTTGCTCGGCAACTTTTTCAGCTTTTCTATTGCTGTACTGCTCGGCAAAAATCATGTCGGTGTACATCGAACCTTGAGGAAGTGCATTTTGCAAAAACTTGCTTTCCAAATCCTTTAAGCAAAGTGCTTCGTTGATTTTAATTTTACCAACAGTTACTGCACGCTGTGTAAAGGTAGTTGTACCTGAAGCGTTAAATCCGCAGTTTGTTCCTGATTGGAAGAAAGCATCGGTGTCCATGATTGTAATGTTTTCAGCAGATTTAACACCTACGAGAACATTGCCCTGTGATTTGATAAGGTTAGCAGTCTTGCTACCTAATACTGAACTGGTAACCAGTTCTTTCCAATTGTCTTTGGTATAAGCTGCCAAAGTTGATACGTCAAAAGCCATTGTTATGAATTTTTATTTGTTATTAAAAGTGATGCTACTATTTAAGATTTTTTGCCAATTCCAAAAACTTATCAATCTTGCTTTGCTTGCTTTCTACAAACTTATAAGACTTGTCTGCTGCTGGTAATGGGTCAACTGATGGAGTATTGCAAAGACCAACAACAACATCAGTAAGCTGTGTGATTGCAGAAGAAAACTTCGCTGATTGTGCAACTGCTGCACCTTCAACCTCTAAAAATTTTGCTTTCATTGCAGAAAGTTCCGCTTCCATTTCGGCTATCTTCTTCTTCATCATTTCTTTTTCCTCGTCAACCTTTGCTTCCACTTCCACTTCAACAGATGGTGCTGCTTCCGGTACAGAAACGCTGGTAATAATTCCAGCCTCATCTACAACGATTTTGCTACCATCAGCTAACTCATGTTCGCCAACAGGTGCAGGAGAAAGGCTGCCATCTTCACCGATTACCTCAACTTTACCGCCTACTTCCAACTTGTCTATGTTTACTTTTGTACCGCCCATCAGGACATATTCAGCCAATGCCAATGCGGGTGCTACCGCTGGCAGTTCGCCTGCTTCGGCAAACATGGCTTTGATTTTGTTTAGTGCTTCAACAGCTGTCATATATAATATTTACAACTAATTAGTAAGCAGTAAGGATATAGGCAAAATAGAAACCCCACCCGTAGAGACGGGCAGGGGGAAACCTACTGTACACAAAACAGAAAAGACTAAACCGATTGAAGGATTTTGATAATATCTTT